CGACCATTTACAAGCAGAGTTGGATCTTCATCAGATGCATGTCAATTTTCTGTCAATGGAAGCCATACCGTCAACGGGCACGAATTTAGCAATCACTTACACACGCTACGAAACAGGCATGACTGACTGGGAAGGATCACCAATTATTCAGGATGAGAATGGTACAATCATAGCGGACACTGAATATACGTTCGATGCTAACACGGGCGTTGTTGTGTTTGACAGCGACACAAAAGGAATATCGCGCTATATCACAGGCTACGTTTACAATGTTGAACGGGCTGCAGCCGGAATATGGACGCGGAAGGCAGCGCACGCGGCAAAAGGATTTGATTTCTCAACCGACAACCATTCAATCAAACGTTCGCAGGTATCAGCGCAATACATGGACATGGCTAGATTTTATAGCAAGCAGGCAGGCAGTAAGACCATAAGTATTTTCAGAGGCGATGATGTTATCTAACGACGAACTTACCGACATGCGAAACACAATTCAGGATTTTCTACTTCCTGACACATGCAACATCCTGTCATTGTCATCCTCAAGTGATGGGGCTGGTGGATTCACCGATACATGGGGGACCGCAACCGCTAATTTAGCTTGTCGACTTGACACACAAAACGGACGTTATACCGATCTTGACGGAGGAGTACAGACATACAAAAAGTTGGTGTTATCCATTCCTTACAATGCAACCATCACAGAAGCGAACCGTATTGAATATGGATCGAACATTTACCAGGTAATAAGCGTCAATGAAGGTTCGTGGTTGGCTGTAAAACGTGCTGAGGTGGAAAAGATATGACAGATACTTTCAAGATTGATTCCAAAGAGCTTGATCGAATAATAGGTGCACTTGATGGTAACAAGGAAAAAGCAGGTCGCATGATCGGCTTTGAATTGGAAGCAGAAGCCAAACGACGCGCTCCACGCGACACGTCAGCAATGGCTAATTCTATCTATACTGTTACCAAAAAGTATGACGGATATTCGCAGGCAAGCGGAGCGGCAAGACAAGCTAATAAAGACGCTGAAACAAACCAACATCCAAGGCCAAGCGGAAACGTACTGGCTAGGGTTGGACCGTGTGTCAATTACGCGGTGTTCGTCGAAATGGGAACGTCACGAATGGCGGCACAACCTTTTCTATATCCTGCTGCTGAAGTAGTCGCAAACAAGATAAACGATGGCAGCTACTGGAAGGTATTAATCGAATGAGTGGAATATTAAATTTAGTAGCAACGGCTTTATATAGCAAGTTTACAGGTGACACAACCTTGAAATCATTGGTGGCAAGTGCTACCAGTTTCTATGCAATCAAAGCACCAAAGGACGCTAAATATCCTTACGTTGTATATTCGCTTCTTTATGGAGCGCCTGAGAATATCACGCCAAGCGATTTACAGAACCATATTTATTTTATCAGGGCATACGCTAGCAGCGCATTGACTGCCGGGAACATTCATGCGCGGATAGCTGCACTTCTTCACAAGCAGACATTGACGGTAACCGGGTTCACCAACATATGGACTGCATTAGAGGAAGAATTTGAAGGCGAGGAAGTCAACGAGACAGGCAACATAATTTTTATGCGTGGCGGTGGCTTCCGAATTAGATTAGATAGTTAAGGAGTAACTATGCCAACCATAACAGGAAAAGATTTAGACATTCGATGGATTTACAGCGGTGGAACAATTGTATTATCAGGTGATTATACACAATTCACCGACACACCATCCGTCGAATTACTTGATGAAAGTGCCGGAGCTGATGAACATCGCACCTATGTGGCACGCCTAAAAGACAGAACCATGTCATTTTCAGCGCGTCATCAAAGTGGTGGAACAGCAATTCTATCAGCATTAGACGAAGGCACCAGCGGTACGCTTATCTGGTCTCCAGAAGGTACTGCGACGGGCAAAGCCAAAAACACAGTTGCAGCAATTTCACAGGGTGCAAGCATCAACATTCCTTACGCAAACCTTGTTGAGATTAGCTGTACATTCCAGGGTAACGGAGCGTTAATACGTGGAACAAACTAAACAAGATTTGACACTCAGCAACGGAAAGGTTGTCACGTTCGATTTCAACAACATAACGATCAGAGAATGGCGGTCACTGTTTCAAACAGAGCAACCAGACGAAGAAGAATATAGGATCGTAGGAAAACTGATCGGTATGGACACAGAAGAAGCTGCGAACTTAGGCTATGAAGATTGGGTTGGAGTTGTAAAAGCCATGAAAGCCAAAGTACGCGAATTGAACGCAAACCCTACTTAAGCGAGCGCACATATCTGGCAATAGTTTATCCTGGAGAACCAGCACCAGTGGAATTGATCGAATGGTCATTAGCAGAACGATTCCACTGGACGCTGGACTACATCAGAGAAAACATATCCTATCAGGACTGGTTAAACTTGAACCAAATTGATGACGCTCGCGGTAAAGCGCGTAATTCCAAGATGATTAAGAAATGAGGGCTGCATGGGCAAAAAAATAGGCAGCATGTACTGGGACATTGAAGCAAAAACCGACAAACTTACAAGTGGATTAAAAGATTCTAAGCAAGATGTAAAGAATTTTAGCGGTGAGTTTGCCGGTTCAATGACAGAGGTAATGTCTAAACTAGCGTTCACAAAAGAAGCCTTTAGCACATTTCAACAGGTGTTCAAGACTGCTTTAGACTGGGGCGAACAAGGGGCGACTGTTATTCAGACCAGAGAATCGTTTGACTTGCTACTAAAAACAATCGGAGCAGCTCCTGATTTATTAGACCAACTAACAAACACATCAAAAGGCACAATTAGCGAGATGGGTTTAATGTCATCAACTGCTACTTTGTTGGCTGGTACAACGGGAGACTTAGCTAAAAACCTAGCCAATGCAACACCTGAACTATTAGAAATAGCCAAAGCAGCCCAAAAACTAAACCCGTCACTTGGTGACACAACCTTTCTTTACAACAGTATTGCAACTGGTATCAAGAGAGCAAGCCCATTGATTCTTGATAATCTCGGTATTGTTGTCAAGGTTGGAAAAGCTAACGAGGACTACGCCAAACAACTTGGTAAGACAGTCGAACAACTAACCGCTGAAGAACAACAAATGGCGTTATTGAACGCAACGCTTGAAGCTGGTGGTAATCTAATTAACCAGGTTGGTGGTAATACTGATAGTGCTACCGATAGCTTTGCAAGGATGGACGTAGCCATTGATAATGCTAAAGACTCGCTGATGACTAAGTTTGCACCAGCAATGACAAACGCAGCCGACGCAGTAACACAACTAATAACGGGTCACGATAAATTAGCAGACGTTTTAGATGAACACACAGAAAATGTAATCTATTCTTCAAAGTCATACGAAGAATATAACGAAGAAATGAATCGCGTTATTAGTCTGCTAGGTCGTGGCGCACCGCTTGTAAAAAAGTTATCTGAAGAGGAATTTAATGCGACAAGGATCACTAAAGAATGGCATGACGTTGAAACTAAACTAGCCGACCAATTTTTGAATGGCAATATTCCTTCCATTGACGACATGAGTGATGCAACCGTCGAACTAAAAGACGCAACCAATAATGCAGAAGCAGCAATGAGAACATATACTGAAGCATTATTATTTAAGATTGCCAGTGAGGGATTATCAGACGAAGCAGCATTAGGTTTAGCATATGCAATGGGATTAGTTGATGAATCGACTGTATTGGCTACTGAAAAAACAAAACTATATAAATCGTGGTTAGATCAAAAACTAATAACTGAAGGTGAATATTACGAACTTATTAAAAACGTAAACAAAGAAATTCAAAATATTCCAGAAAATAAAACGTTTGATCTTTGGGTAAACATTCACGGATTAGAAGGCATTGAAACATTAACATCAATGGGCAGTGGTGGATCTTCAGACAATGGTTTTGAAATGCACGCAGGCGGTGGTAATGTCATGGGTGGTCAACCTACCCAATGGGGCGAATATGGACGTCCAGAAATGTTTATCACGCCTTCCAGCGGACAGGTGGTCAATGCACAACAGATTGTCGAAGCAATGCGCTCAAGCGGTGTGAATATGGCGGGTGGTGGTGTGACCATTGAAAATCTGAACGTGTACACGAACTCAGGTGTTGACGCAATTCAATACAGTATCGAGCGTGCGAAAGGATACGCACTATGACAGTAACCAATTACAAACTATACGCAATAAAACCAAAGGCGACAACGAACCTTTGTATCAATCCTAGCTTTGAGACTGGAACGACTGGCTGGACAACTGGCGGTACTAATACAATTGCCAAAAGCGCCGCACAGCAAAGACGCGGAGTGTACAGCTGCAAATGTACTTATACCAACAACGACCTGTTAGCTTCGTATGCTATTACCCTGACAGATACCGACCACGTGGGGGCTATGGATATTTACATTCCATCAACCTACACAGGGACGCAATTGACCTTGAC